GTGCGTTACGAATACAAGGGAAAAAGTTTTGTACTCCCCCTAGGCGCAATACATTGTGTTGAACAACAACACATCGTTGCAACAACAGCAATGAACAACAGAGATCTAACTAACAATCATTATTATTTTCAAAAAACTGTTGACATTATACCACACCTGTGGTATAATATAGACAATGAAAGAGGGAACAACAAGAACAACCGAAAAGGCAATTGATAAGTCCAAAACGGGAGTTCAAAAACCCTTGACAGAACACCTAAGATGTGATACAATAAAGGTGTAAAGAGAACGTAGTTCTCAAAGCCTAGTAAATGGGGATTGAACTAAAAGCATTTACAGCTGACCTTGCGGCTTATAGCAAAGGGGCGGTTGACACAATCTAGGTTTCAACTACTTGACACCACGCTTTATAAGCGGAACACAAGAGGGCTTCAAATGTGGAAAATCCGTGCGTGGTTAAACGGCCCTTGATTTTCCTAGGCAACACGGCACAATAGCAAGCCGGTAAATTGGTTGTGAATGTGCCGTGTAACGTGGGAAAATCCACGATATTATCATTGAAGAGGTGTAATATTATGTTGCTAAAAGAGCTGTTAGCTTATCCGGGTTTTCACTTTGCAGAGCCTGTGTCTGTTACTTTAAGAGGTGAAACGTTCAAAACACGGTATAAAGCATTGTGTGCATTTTATGGTCACTACACTGTGACTGAGTTTCACGTTGTATCTGGTACTACTGAAATTGACTGGATTTCTCTGGTAAAATGAGGTGCTTTGCTATGATGAATGAGAAAACTATTCGTGTCGCTTATTATGTTTTGGCTGATAACAAGAACATGTTAGCAGGGCAGTGGAAATATTACATTACAAGTGTTTGGGCCGATGAAATCCGATTTGAGCAGGATGGAATTGACAGAAAGTGTTGGTTTTCGCTGTGGGCAAATGGCAAGTGCGTTCTTGCTGATGAGGTTGCTAGTTTACACGCTATCAAGGCCACTTGTGCTGATTATGAATTTGAATATGTAAAAGATATCCGCTCTTAAAGCCGAAACCGGGTTTTACCCGGTCATAACAGGACGACAACCTGTTATCTGATGATGGCAAGTCGTTATCACAGCATTAGTCAAGTATCATTGAAGAGGTGTGCTTTATGAAAATTGAATCTTATCGTATGCGTTCTATGCCGTCTGCACAGTGCCACGTTGATTTTTACACTGACGGTTGCTATCTTAAAGAGGTACGACTTGTGTCGTATACTACAACTATCTTGTCTGTCAAGTATCACGGGTCTGATGCAGATATTGAAGTGATGTATCCTGTCGATTGTAGCCGCACGACTGCACGCCACGTCAACCGGTTTACAACTGAACTGTTGGGCACAAATGAGTATCACTCTTTGAAAAAGTTGGGAAAAGGGTGCATGATGAGGTTTGAGGGTATGGCCGTGTGCATTAGTGACTTGCGCAATAATTATAGAACCTATGGCAAACGTCTTTCTCTGTATTAAGTCGAAACACCGGTTAATCCGGTGTCCGCACAAGATGGCAACTTGTACGCTGATGATGACAAGCCATTGTATATTGAAGAGGTGTACAACTATGAAAATGAAAAAGTATTACCCGGTTCTCAAGGCCCGTGCCGAATATTGGTTTAGTGACGTGTTCAATCGTCAGCAGTGGGCAGAACACGTTACAGCAGTTCAGAAGTCCGGCGAATATAATGATATTTACGTCCGGCTGGCGTGGGATATGGCCCGTATGTTCACAACTGCTGAGGAACGTTGCGGCTGGATTGATGATTGCAGTGCTAACGATAGCGCATTCACCACGCTTGCAAAGAAAGTTGGCATGGATGTGGGGTATTTCTAACATGAAAAATAAAGAATGGTATCGCATTGTATTGTTTCATTACAGTAGCAAGAACCCGATAGCAGTTATTGAACGACTTTATAGTTCATACGGTAGGGCGTGTGCCGCCGCTTGTATGTACGCAAAGCCCTATGGATGCAATTACTTTGTAAAGCAATTGACATTTAACGATATGAGTAAATGCAACTTGTAATTCCTAGGCCGGTATCCTGTATCGCTTTACAGGGTACTAACGTGGGAATTACCACGAGAAAGAGAGGGCATGAAAAATGTCACTGTATCACTTCCAATGTATCGCACCTATTCTCGCCGCCTTTGCAGTTTGCTTTGGCCTGTACCTGTACGCAACCTTGAAAGGATGGCTGTAATATGAATAGGGTGTATCCTGGCTGGCACCGGTATGTAATATTGAAAGGTAGGTTGTAATATGATTAGGCTGTTTCTCAAGAACTACAAAGAGCAGGAATTGCGGGTGTTGTACAACGCCTTGGCAGATGCACGGGCAACAGTTGCGTCTGACACGCCGTCAAATCCAATGAAAGATTTAGACGAAGCGTTGCTGTATCTTTGTGGCTATACTGATGCAAAGGGGGATTCTGCAAAATGAGTGCACGTCTTAACGGTTCTCAGCTGGCACATCGGGTATACAAGTACCTGCTAACCCAGTATTCTGCCGAACAGTTGCAGAATACTTATTATACCATGGATACACGGGTATTCGCTGAACCTGATGTTGCGTTTTACCCGGATATTGAGAATCGGTTCAAAGCACCCACAGACGCTATGGACTACCTATTAGAAGAGGGGTTGCCCATCTGGCTGGTCAAGTCTGGTTCTAACTACCCGCTTGAGCACTTCACCTACCGCAAAGCCGAATTGCTGTTTGACCTGTAATTTTCAGGCCGGTATCCTGTACACCGGTACAGGGTACTAACGTGGAAATTACCACGAGAAAGGTGATGTTGAAAACTATGTTGAAACTGTTGAAAGTCCCGCCTTAGTTGGGAATACCCGATTGTTAAATTTTTGACAATCTTATCGAAAAGTCCCATAAACCGGACGTATAAAATCTCTATCCCGAGTGCATCATTTATCCATGTCAATCTGTACCCAGATATGGTACAATAAGTGTGGGAGATAACTTCCATCTCCTAATTTAGACGCTTCAACACAACACAAAACAAAGGAGTATTCATTATGCGTAAGTATTCTATCACCCGCCGTTCCATCGTTACCACTGCTACCGTCAAGGCCGTCAACCTGAACACCTTTGAAGTGGTTGATATGACTGCCACTCTTGAGGGTGCATTCGCTGACAACTCTGCCGCACTCAAGGCCGTTCAGAAGGTCTGGGAAAATGACGAGTTCAACCCTGTTGCCGTTACCAGACTGTCTTGCAAGGTCAAGACCTATGGCATGACTGCCGCTCAGTGGTTCGACAACGCTGACGTTATCGAGGAAACCGATATCACCCCCGAGGAAGCGGCCCAGTTCGGCAAGCGTCAGAAGAAGTTTGACGAGAACGCCCAGTAAGTCTATCCACTCAACAAACATATAACAAGTAAGGAGTATCACTATGAATATCATCAACAAGTCCGCTGACGTTGCATCTTCCTTCGACCTGTACAAGCTGGTTCAGTCCCCTGAGCGTAAGAAGCTGACCGATATCAAGGGCCAGACCATCACGCTTGACAAGTGGGTTCTGTACACTGAGCCTGACAAGGACGGCAAGGAGATGAAACTGCTGGCACTGACCACTGCTGACGGCTCCGCCTACTGCACCAACTCTGCAACGTTCTGCCGCTCCTTTGAGAGCGCTGTCGCAATGTTCGCCCAGTTCGGTGAAGAGTTCCATGAGATTCAGGTCACCACTGGCACGTCCAAGAACGGGCGTGATTACATCGACTGCGTTGTGGTCGGTTAATCACTGGCACGAATAACAACTAATTTAGAAGAAAGGTGAAGTTCTTCTAATACAAAATCACTTACAGTATCCTGGTCGGTGGCCATTCACTGGCCAGGATTCTTTTATAAAGGAGATGAACAAATTATGAATCATCGCCAACAAGTAGCCGCTATGCACGCTAGAGAGCTGGCACAAGCCAAACAGCAGTTGCTTTTGAAAGTCAATCAGTACATTCAGGAAGTGAGGGCAGAAGGTGGCACAGCAGAAGTTACACCACAGATACAGCGTTTGATTGAGCTGGACAAATATCGGTTGCGTGATGTGCAGAGAATGCAACAGCTGGCAAGTGACCCGCAAAAGGTTCAAGAGTATGTTTACGCAGAGAATGCACAAGGTGTTCCGATTTCTGGTGAAAAAGCAATTGAACGGTATGCAAGCTATGCTACCAGTTCCATTTACAGAGAACCGACAAAGCCAGCTCGACAAGAAGAAGTTATGCTGGACAACACAGCTGAAACTGTTGCACAGTCTTTTGTTGACTTAAAAGCATACGGTGAATTTGAGCAGTTCTTGACTAATGTTATTCAATCTCCGACTACTGCAATAGATGAATCGTGGTGGAGAACTATGCACGTCGATTGGGATGCACCCGATTATAGGGGTGACAGAGATCACGGCAAAGAAAAGATGGTTGAAGAGAACCGCCAGAACATCTATGAAATGCGTGCCGCTTTGCAAGCTCTTGTTACAAGAGAAGGTGTACAGGCTGTTGCACAGCGTATAAATGATAACTATACTGAGTTACAAGAAGCGTCCATTATAGCCGCTATTGGTTATGCTGGAAATGCCGCAAGCGCTTTGCAAACTGTGCTCAAAATCTTTATGCCGGATGATAGACAGCCCGGTGTAATACGGCATAGAATGAGTGATATGCAAGACGTTATTGAAGGGCAGTTCAACTATGATAATGAGGAATGATATCTAATGTCACGTTCCGAAAAGTGGCGAACATTCAGCGCTGACTTTGAGACAACAGTTGAAGAGAATACGAGACAACAGACAGCTACTGAGGTTTGGAGCGCCGCTAGTGTTGAACTGTGGACAGAGGACGTTATGGTTTTCCATTCCATAGGTGAGTTGTATGAGTATTATGTATCACTGGACGAGAACATTGTGGTATACTTCCACAACCTCAAATTTGATGGCAATTTCTGGCTGTCCTACTTACTGTGTGACCTCAAATTCAAACAGGCATTTGACCCAGCACCAGACAATCAAGGTGGTAAGTTCAAAAAGAACTGGGATATGCCTGACAAGTCGTTCAAGTACGTTATCTCAGATATGGGGCAATGGTACTCTATGACTATCAAAGTCAACGGCCATTATATTGAACTTAAAGACAGCCTTAAACTACTGCCGTTCAGCTTGAAACAAATTGGAATCAGTTTCAAAACAAAGCACCAGAAATTAGATATGGAGTATAAGGGCCACAGATATGCTGGTTGCCCTATTACGCCAGAAGAACTAAAGTACATTGCTAATGACGTTCTCGTTATCAAAGAAGCACTTGAGTTTATGTTTTCAGAAGGTCACAAGAAACTAACAATCGGCTCTTGCTGTTTGGACGAGTTCAAAAAAGGAAAGACAGTCGGTGACGATTACAGCGCACTGTTCCCAGACTTGTATAAAATACCACTTGACCCCGAAGTGTACGGTTCTAGCACAGCTGGTGAATGGATTCACAAGTCGTACAAAGGCGGCTGGTGTTATCTGGTCAAGGGCAAAGAGTGCAAGGAGTACAGAAATGGTGTGACAGCAGATGTGAACAGCTTGTATCCGTCTGTAATGCACTCTGAATCTGGCTCAGATTATCCCATTGGAAAACCTAAATTCATTCATGTTGAAGCAAATGAAGGCGATATCTGGGACGCATACAATTGTCCTATCAAATATGACCCATTCTGGTTTCAGCCGACTGAAAAGCCTAAAAAGCTGTGGGAATACGGAAAGTTCTATTTCTTCCGCATTAAAACCCGGTTCTATCTGAAACCCGGTAAGTTACCTTTTGTACAGATTAAAGGCTCTTGGATGTACAAAGGAACAGAAGCACTGGAAAGCTCAGATATTGTTGGCAAAGATGGCATTCCCCGTTCCGAATATTATGACATTGACGGTAACTTACACGATACACGAGTTGAACTTACATTAACACAGACAGATTTCATTCTACTTCGTGAACACTACAATCTTGTTGATTATGAACTGCTTGATTACTGCGAGTTCGATTCAACTATTGGCCTGTTTGACGAGTACATTGACAAGTATGCCGCAATCAAAAAGACAAGCAAAGGAGCTATGAGACAACTTGCAAAACTATTTCTAAACAACTTATACGGAAAAATGGCATCTAGCATGAACAGCTCTTTCAAAGTTGCATTTGAAAAAGATGATGGTTCTGTTGGATTCTATGAGGTGGATGAAAATGACAAAAAACCCGGATACATTCCAGTTGGTTCAGCTATCACTAGTTACGCCCGCAACTTTACCATTCGTGCGGCTCAACAAAATTATTACGGAAAGGACAAGCCCGGATTTATCTACGCCGACACAGACAGTATACACTGTGACCTGCCGCCTGAGCAGTTAAAAGGTATTACGGTGCACCCATCGAATTTCTGCTGTTGGAAGCTAGAATCGAGCTGGGATATCGGCTGGTTTGTGCGGCAAAAGACGTACATTGAGCACGTTGTAGCTGAGGACTTAGAGCCGATAGAGAACCCTTATTACAACATCAAGTGTGCAGGAATGCCAAAAAAGTGCAAAGACCTGTTTGCAGAATCCTTTGACAACAAAGTTGCAGAGGACATTGAGAACGGCATAAATCCAAGAAATGAGGAACAAACACTATCTGATTCTAAACTTACGCCAGAAGAGATTGCGTTTCTTAGTAAAACACGCACATTCAAAGATTTCAAGACAGGCTTAACAGTTCCCGGTAAACTACTTCCTAGAAGAATTAAGGGTGGTGTGTTGCTGGTTGATACTGATTTTACAATGAGGTGATACAATGACCGTTGAAGAACTTTATGATTCATGCGGTAACTGGCTACCCAATACAGTGGTTTCAGTTCGTTCTATATCTACTGGAACAATAGAAACATTTACTTATTATCGTAAAGTGATTGAGCTATATGGTGATAAGTTAGTGGCTAATTTTTGCTGGTTTCCAAGTGTATTTGCTATTAACTTGAGGTGATACAATGGCAAGAAAATTTTCAAGTCTTAAAGACCTGTATGCAACCTTATTTTTTGCAGGTGATGCACGGTTTGATTTATACAGCAGTTCGGGTTTAATTCGAGCTGGTTGCCGCTGGCCCGATATCCCCAATTCGTACAAAGGCGCTCAGGTAGCAACACTTTGGATTAAAGAACTTGATTTCACCGGATGTGTTATGGATTGCGAGGCACATTTCAAATGACTATCGAAGAATTTTACCAGTCCTGCCAAAACTGTGGATGGAAAACCGAGTTTGAGCTGTGGAGTTTCTTCACGCTCCTGTATCGTGGGCGGTTTGACCCCATGAAGAACCAGTTAAGAAACCTTCATGTTAGTACGTTTGAGGTTCGTAAAGGTAAAGTAAGAATACAAGTGAGGGAGTGTGTAAGATGATTACATTGTTAGAACTGTGGCATTCGTGGAGCGACATTGATGAACACACCACAGCAGAACTGTGGTACGAGAACGGAGACAAGATTACCGATATAGAAATGGGCAAGCTGGAACAGTGGGCACAATATAAAGATAAAACTGTTGTTGTATTTGCTACAATAATGCCAGACCGCACTTGCCCTATAACAGATGGCGCATTTGACCATATTTTAATTGTCTTGAAAGGGGAACAGCATGAAAGACTTGCACAAAATCTGTGACCACTCCTATGACCAGCGTACAGGTGGGTGTGATTACGTTGGCTGTAAATACCATATCAAGCACTATCAGCCAGAACCAACCGACTGGTTTATCTTTCACAAGGTGACAGCGGTAAACGCTGGCGAGTGCTTACAGCAAGGGGGAACGCAGAATGGGTAATGGGATTATTCCAGATGCAAAAGGTGCGGCAGAAGAAAAGCTCAAAAAGAAACATCTGCTAATCCGTATCCCGGGTGAGAATTGTGACAGAAAATGCCTGTCTAAAGATTCGCTCATGTATGTTGCCTATTCCTTGAACAAAGAGTATGTTCATCTGCCGGGCATCAATGATGGGGCAATCAAAGTTTCATCTCTGTCCAATGATATGCTGGGGTCTAAAGTTTTCATGTACCATGTTGACACCAATAAGACGTTCACAGCAATCATTGCTGGTTCTGGTTTTACACTATGGTACACAAAAGAAAAGGAGAATAAAAAGTGAGCGAAGTTATTGTGTTTACAATTGCGGCATCTTACTCTATTTATATTACTGTGTGCAGAGACAAGTATAAACTTGATAAGTCAGTATACATCTGTGATGCACTATTGGTTCTTGCGGCTCTGCTGGCGTTAAGGTGGTAATATGGAAATTACTTATCAAGAGAAAGAAAAGAACCTTGTTGCTTTAGGGACACTGCACCCGACAGACGTGTGCCGTATTAAAAATGCTGTACACATGGTTGTTCAGTTTGATTCACAGGACAATGTCTATCTAATCAAGCTGGGTACAGGCGAAGTTGTCACCCTTAATGATAGAACATTAGTTGACCCATTAGAAGCGTTTCTAGTCGTGACAGAATAAAACAAACCCCTCAAGTCGAACCTAATGGAACGGCAAGAGGGGTTTTCTATATCCTGTCCCTGAGGTGTACCAAAGCGCATTGCAGATACGAAACTACATAGCGGACGGTTCATCACCGTTGCAAAACCCGCCTGTATCAGTGATACTGTCTCAGAGGGATAAGCATTAGTAAGACAGCGCTTTCAAGATAACTTCTTTGCATTGCAGATTCTTAAACCGGAAAGCGCCACGGTCGAAGAAATAACGCATCTGGTCTGTGAACATCTTGTACGCATTGAGCATAACATAGTTCACTCTATGGTCGTCAGTGGTAACAGCCAGCTTGAACTTATAAGTAAGGTCTGGCTTGTCATCACAGTAAATAACGCCTGTGTCAGGGAACTCTCTCAGCCCGTATTCCTTGTTCATGTAGCGGATAGTTCCCAAGTAACGAGAAGCACCAGTAGGACGCTCAATGAATGCAGAACTGTCATTCAGATACACGGCCTGTGTCAAATACACATCGTAGGTATCGCCGCTGAAAGCGCTGTTGAATGCAGATTCAGCTTGTGCTTTGGAAGCGGCATCAACATATCCCTGTTCAAGAACCCAACCAACACCACGCAGAAAATTAACGTTGTCGTTCAGGCGAGAACTGATATTCATTGCAACGTAGTAAGGGTTTAGCAGAGTAACAGGGTTAGACAGCATATAAACAGGGACATACCGAGATTGTGCGCCCTGTCCACGGGCAACAGACGTATGGATGGAGCGGAACTTCTTGACTTCATCTGCGCAGTAATGGTTTGTTTCACTCTGAAACTCGTCCATCAGCATTCTGCTGGTATCAGAGAAAAAATGAGAATATTTCTTAATCTGGTCTGCCGCATTGATGCTAACAGCATAGCCACAAGGAACGCCGTCAAGAAACAGCTCGTGGTAAATTCCTGCGGCTCTTCTCTGGGAAGTCATTGTGTGACCCTGATAGAACAGAACACCGATATCCTTAAAGAATTTATCAGCGCACCCGTCAAGTTCATAATTGAACCTGTACAGCAACATGAACTTCTCTTTGTAGTTGATAAACCGCTTGACGCAATACCGGTTGAACCAAGTAGTTTTACCGCCAGAACGGTTCGTGGTACACATATAAATCTCTGGTTTGTTGCCGTTTGTGTCCATTAACGACAGTAGCTTTGTACCATCATAGAAGTCACCCATTGTCTCAGCTCCTTTTTAGGAATCATTCCTATTTGTTCCACATGGAACATTTTCTCTCTAAAATAATTATATCATACCTACTTCCATTTTTCAACTGCCTATGGTATAATAATTATAGAAGCTAGACCGGAAAGGGGGTGAGCTTATGAGTACCGTCTATTCCGTTCCAGTGGAAGTAAAACTTGCTTTGGCCTTTATGGTGATTGACGTTTTCACCGGAGTGTTGAAAGCTGTCAAAAAAAAAGAGTTGAACTCCACAAAGGCAAGGGAAGGAATTTACAAGAAAGCCAGTTTTATCTTGTTCATTGCGTTCGGCTATCTTGCTGATTATGCTATGGACTATGTGAATATGGGTTTCAATTTCCCTGCCGCCGCAACTATCTGCACTCTGGTTATCGTCACGGAAGCCATTTCTGTACTTGAAAATCTGGGTCAGATTAACCCCGACTTGGTTAAACTGGTTGCGCCGTTCCTGTCTGCACTGAATAAGAAAGAAGAGGGTGAGCGCATTGAACACTAAATCGTATTATGTTTTCGACTACACCCTCAACCCTGATGAACAGTTGTCACCTCATTTCAAAGCACACGAGTTTCGCTGTTCTGACTTATCCCGTGTCATTGTGCTAAACAAAGCACTTCTTGAGCTTCTTGAAATTATCCGTAACCACTACAACAAACCTCTTATTATCAACTCAGCATATCGCACAGTAGCTTACAACAGTTCACTCAAAAATTCCAGTCCTAAATCACAGCACATGTTTGGTAATGCCGCAGACATTTATATCTCTGGTGTTTCGCCGCTAAAGCTGTACTCGTGGCTCAATTCTAAATACCCTAATTCGCTTGGACTTGGCATTTATGACACCTTTGTTCATGTGGATGTAAGAGAGGGAAAGTCACGATGGGACTGCCGAACACAAAAATAACGTTGCTGGTTTGCCAGCAGACAGTTCTACTGTCACCCTCACACTTAAAGATTTGAAAGGAGCAAATTATGGAGCTTGCCGATTTCAATGCCAAGACACAGGAGCTTCTCAAGCACATGGGCGATAACGCAGACCAAGGAGAAGTTACCAATATCTTGGCAGAACTGACCACTGGTTTCAGTGAAGAGGTTGCCGCAAAAGCAACTGCCCTTCGTAGTGTTGATGACCTTACCGCAAAGAATGCGAAGTTGAAAGAGGACAACATGAATCTTTTCCTTCGTGTTACTGTGCCGGAAGAACAGCTCAAAAATCCTGTTCGACCGGAAGAGGACAAAGACCCCATCAACCGCCTGTTTACCAATGGCCGACTTAACCTCAAGGGTTAAACATTTAGAAAGGATAGTGATAAACTATGGCAACTGCTATCGACATTGTGAACGCAGTCATTGAGACTAGTTCCACTCTGAAAGATAACATCCCTCTTGCTACCAATGCCACTTTGCAGGCAACCGGTGGCGCTATCATGCAGTACACTCCCTTTATGAATGAGTTCATCAATGGCCTGGTGAACCGCATTCTGTTTCAGGAAGCGCACAACATGACCTATGACAACCCCCTTCGCATTTTCAAGGGTGTTGATATCCCCTATGGCACTGACGTGCAGGACAGCATTGCAAACCCTGCTGTTGCTACTCCATACGACAGCTCTGCAATGAGTGACGTTCTGTCCCCTGCTTCTCCTGACGTTAAGACCGTGTACTACCGCCGCAACCGACAGGACAAGTACAAGGTTACTGTCTATGACGCAGTGCTGGCTGGCGCTTTCACCAATGCTGACACCTTCAACAACTTCGTGTCGATGATTTTGAACACCCTGACCAGCGGTGACAACATCGACGAGTTCAAGCTGATGAAGGGCGTTGTTGGACAGGCTATCAACGATGGCAATATCAACAAAACCTCTCTGGCCGCTGGTGCTGACCACCGAGCATTTGCTGAAACTCTTGTCACCGACCTGCGTGCCAAGTATCTTCAGTTCCAGTTCCCCTCTACCAAGTACAACTGCTATCAGAAGATGGCTACCGCTCAGGGCATTGCAAACGCAACTCCCCTGACTACTTGGACTTCTCCCGACCGTATCAGCGTTCTGGTTCGTGCTGACGTTGCCGCCTTCACTGACGTTGAAGTTCTGGCTAAGGCTTTCAACATGAGCAAGGCTGACTTCCTTGGCCGTCAGGTGATGGTTGACAGCTTTGGTGATACCGGTGATGCCGCTAAGACGCTGGCAATCATTGCAGATAACACCTTCCTGCGCACCCACGACAACCGCTTCCAGATGGCTGAAACCCCGTACAATGCAAGCACTCTGAGCCGCACCTACTTCCTGCATCACTGGGAGACTATGGCTTGCAGTCCGTTTGCTAATGCGTGGGCATTCACCGAAGAGTAATCTTCATAACGTAACTGCTCCATAATTTTCTCTCTTACGGTAGCTGGTTTGAGCTTTAGACCAGTGAGGGCGGGACAGGGGCAAGAGAGGTACAAATTATGTTTACACCTACTACTGCTTTACGACTTCTTGACACTCCGCTTGAGAGTGATTACAGTAACACACTGTGGTTTCCTAATCGAGAAGCACAGACTGCCTATTTCTTAGGCAAAACAATCAAAACCTACGAGAACTTCCAGTACATTAAAAAGAATAACACGATTGTTGTAGACGGCGAAGTGGACTTGCTGTATAACTGCAATTACATCATGTACCAGAACAACAACTTCACCAATAAATGGTTCTACGCTTTCATTAACAGAATCGAATGGGCAAGTAACAGTTCTGTCAGGCTGTACGTCAGCACAGACGTTATCCAGACTTGGTTCTTCGATATCACTTACTACGACAGCTACGTTGACAGATGCCACAGTGATACTGATGTTGCCGGAGACAACATTGTGCCTGAGGATTTCAGTGGCACAGGAAACGGCGGTTATTATCAGGTTGGTAGCCAAGACCTTACGCCAGATTGGGTGACTGTCTTTGCTACTACTGATTATACCGGAAACCCTTTGCCACCGACAGACTTAAACGGACTAATCTCTGGTGCTGGCGCTGTTAGAAAAAAGTATGATAATACTTCCCTGACAAACCTGCTTAACGGGTATGTGAAAAACGGTACAGCGACAGCTGTTACCAAAATTCAGCAATGGCCCGCTAACCATGATGCAACTATTGCATACGCTAAACACCCATCTCACATTGACGCTAACGGAGTTAGCTATACTCCTGTAAACAAAAAACTTTTGTCTGGTGCTTTCCTTACGGCTTATGCCCAGATGATGGGGCAGGAGATTGAGTTCAACCCTGAATATATCACTGGCGCTAACATTAACGGTAAAATCGTTGTTGATGACACATCCGGTTTAGTCGGATTTATTATCACCAATTACAGCAACACTAACATTGCATCAATATCAATGGCTGTGGCTATTCCGGAAAGTCAATGGGGCTATAACCAGTACAAAAATGATTACAACTTACACAGTGCATCAAATTCAATTATGGTGCAACGCAATAAAGAAAATAGACGTTACAACTTTTATCAAGGAGCATTGAGCGGTGCTGGTGGGGCCTTGCAAGTCATTGGCGCTGGAGTAGATTTAGCAAACCCACTGACATGGGCAAAAGGAAATGTAGGAAACGCACTTAGCCAAGGAATATCTGGTGCATCCACTGTTCTTAATGCGGCTCGTGAAACAGGCCAGATTCAAGCTGGCATTGATGAAATAACTCAAGACCTCACTGCTATTTCTGAAAATTACAATGCTCCCGCAACTGGCGGAGTTGCGCAAAGTAACATTTATATTGCAGGCAAAAAGACTGCTTTATCTTACGGGTTCAAAACTCCACCTCTCGATATCTTGAAACGAATTGACAAATTCCTCACTGTCTACGGATACAAGCAGAGTGAATACAGAGCTATCAATCTTCACGCAAGAGCCAGCTGGACTTACATTAAGACCAATGGCCTGAATGCCAGCGGTAACTTCCCAGACGATGACATGAACATCATCAAACGAGCATTCAACAACGGCATCTTCTTCTGGGTTTACACTGCAACATACGGAAACTTTGGTCAAAACAATGCTATTGTGTAAGGTGGTGATTATATGGCAAACTCAGCGGCAGAAACGCTAAAAGAGTTCAAAACTGCGTCTACTGCTAGTAACGCTGTTTACGCCACCTTAAAAGTACAGTATACGGGTTCATGGATGGACGATATCCAGCAGATTTCTACAATGTGCGGTGTGCCTGTCCAAACGCTGTTACAGCTTAATCCGTGGCTGACTTCCAACAACTTTGTTGCCAATAATCACGACTATATCACAATAAAAGTGACGGCTGGTTCTCCCCGAACTGGCGGTAGTAATGCACAAAACAGCGTTACTGGTTTTTACAGCACCAATGAATGGTTCCACCCGCTGGGCGTTGGACTGTGGTATTGCAGTCAAGCGTATAGTCAAAAACACTCTGCAATTGACCTTACAACCGGAACCGCTGGTCAAATCGCTGGAAAACCTATTTACGCCGTTAAAGCTGGCACAGTTGTACAAAGCTACTCTTCCACGTCTTGGGGCTACACTGTTCTTATTCGACACGATGATACAAAAGACGCAGATGGCAACTGTTACTATACACGATATGCCCACATGGAAAAACTCGGGCCTTCTGTTGGAACAAAAGTTTCTCAGGGTGACCAAGTAGGCACAGTTGGTAACACTGGTACATCTACTGGCGCACACCTTCACTTTCAGATTTATTTTACTTCTGCAACTCGTACTGATTACACTAACTTTGATGGCGGCAAAGTTAGCCACACTTTTAGTGTAAATCCAAACGACATCAAAGACTTCCCCGGAATACCTTATATAGACCACCATTACAGCCAAGTTGAAATGCACAAAAGTCCTTATGTCACTGACGCTGATATCAAGGTGATTCAGGGTGCGGCATCTGAGGACGGTACTGTTACTGAATCCCAGTTCAACGAAACTGTAAACGGAATCGCTGACAGGATAATTACTGCAAAGAACGTTGACCCTTCCAGTGACTTGGCAAAACTTATTAAAGACTACGTTAAAGCGCAGTTGGACGGTATCAAAACAAATGCCGCTGGTTATGCTACTGACATTCTCACTACTGGCGATTTCAGCGGAGTTCTTAACAAGTTCTGCTCTGACGTTGTAAACAATTCCATCTGGTACGTTGAGAACAAAATCAACAACCTTCTCCAATATGCAATCTCCGTTGGGCAACAAGCCGCACAGAACGAGATTAACCAAGCAAAAACACAACTGAAAGACTGGATTGTAGACGTTACAAAAATTGACCGCAACTCTGAACTAGGCGTGCACACTCTGAATCTCCTTGATTCTTATGTTGACACTATTGTTGCAAACGGCTGGCAAGCCGTTACAACTGCACTAACAACAGGTGATGTAAAACTAGCCGCTGGTCAATTCTTGGAAGTAACCAAAAGACAGTCAATCGACTATGTTTGTGAACTTGGTTCACACGCACTGGCAAATGCAATTACTTCCTACATCGGCTCACATTCACAAAGCACAGAGTTAAACCAGATTGCCGCAGACTTAGTACCCGGTATCATTAACACTATGTGCCAGTCAATTGGCGGTGTTATGAAGGGCGATATCTCTATTGAGCAAGCGGCTAAAAATGTTCTGGTTCAGGTTGTATCCACAGTTGCTACCACAGTTGTCCAAAAGTATCTTGCCCCAGTCGTCTCTAATTGGGTTGTTACTGGTTTAACTAATCTTGCAATCAATATCGCTGGGTCACAAATAGGCGGACAAATTGGAGCGGCTATCGCTGGCCCTGTCGGCTATATTGTCGGCGCTCTTGCCACCGCTGGTGTTAGCTGGATTATCAATTCCATATTCAGTTAAGAGGTGATTCAAATGTACAATTACGATAACGAACTCGCAGACAAAGAAGCATCCCACGCCGCTTACGCTGACTACTACTACCGTCTTAAATCTCTGGCTTGCACCATGTTCAAATGGGAAGGACTGCCGGACAGCGTGAATGAACGATACCTTGAGTATTGCCTGTTCACATACGGCAAAGCTGTTTTCTTCAACCACGCAACCCGTGGCTATATGTGCCTGAACGGTGCTCTTCGTGGAATCAACTTCTACAACGAACCTATGTATATCAGGCCTGTCAGCCCTGTAGAAACATTCCCCGAATACGATATGAAAGACTGCGTGCTTATCAGAAACACACCTGATATGTACCCGACTTTCCTTACCACTATTCGTTACACACGGGACTTGTACGATATCGACCAGACTATCAAAGTCAACATCGGCGCACAGAAAACTCCTGTGCTGATTCTGACTGACACCAAACAGAAACAGACCGCTCAGGCTGTATATCAGAAATACGCTGGTAACACCCCTGTTATCTACGGTATGAAGGGCACGTTCGACCCTAACAGTTTCATGGTTCTTCGCACTGACGCACCGTTTGTGGCTGGACAGTTGCAGGATATCAAGATTACTAAGTACAACGAGTACCTATCTTTCCTTGGTATCGGCATGGCAGATTTCAAACGAGAACGCCGTGTTACTGACGAGGTTGAACAGTTCGACCAGCAAGCAAATGCTCTTGCTAACATTGGGCTGTCTCAGCGTAAACACGCTTGTAAACTTATCAACGATATGTTCGGCCTGAACGTATCTGTTCGTCTGGCAAATGCGCCTTACATTACTGACGGCGATAAGTACAGCAAAAATGCCAGCACTATTTCCTATGTTCGTGCTCGTGATGGAGATAATAACGGAGGTGAGGAATAATGGCAACATATACAATCGAACTTGGCAAACTGCTCACTCTTGACGGGTTCGATATCGGTATGAAAGATTACCCACTTCCGTCTTTCCTCAAATCTGCTGGCGATATGCAAGCATGGAGAAAAGCACTGAACCAGAAAATCATTAACCACTACTACTTCAACGAGATTGGCTGTCTACCACCTGATAGATTCAAGTTCTTCCTGAACAACACTCTGAACGAGAAAATGCCTTACTTCAATATGCTGTATGACGCTATGGCTGAGAAGTGGCAATTCTACACGGGCGGCACACTCACTGAGGTTATCAAGGCTGACGGCACTAGTTCGGATAACGGCACTAAAACCGGTACTGATGTGCTGGCAAGAAGTGGCATTGATACAACCAACAACAGCAGTTTACAAAACCAGAACTCTGACAGCTTTAACTTGGCTGTTAGTTCTGATACACCCGGTCAAATGCTAAACATTGAATCGGACATTGCCAACAACACTTACGCCAACAACGCAGTAAAGCAGAAGAACAAAGGCACATTCAGTGGAAACAGCAACAGTACCGACACCACCACTTATAACAGTAAAGAAACAACCACATTCGATGAACAGACCACAGCAGACAGACAGCACAATGACAACCGGAACAGAACCGTGTCTGGCTTGAATAACAAGTCTTACGCAGAACTGTTCAAAGAATACTCTGAATCTGTACGCAATCTGGATTTAGAGGTTATCAACAGTTTGAAAGATTGCTTCATGGGAATTTTGTAAAGGAGTAAAACTATGGTCAACTTCATTCAGGCCGCTGATGCCAATATCAAAATAAATGAAGATGTTTCCTACCTGCTGAACGATGCCCTGCACGTCAATGCCGTGTTCACCGCTACCGGTGCTGTCGAAGCAAACAGCCCCGTCCTGCGTGTAAACCTGCCCAATGTTGGCAAGCACGCTGAACTGAGTTGGTACAACACCAGTTCCGACTATGCCGCAACTGCCGCCGCCACCGTTAAGAATACCACCAGCTCTGTTGACGGCCTGCATAACATCACTATCCAGCTGGGTGCGGCTACTGAAGCCGAGCAGGAGTATCATCTCGAGGGCTGGATTGCACTGCCCTGAAAGGGGTGATAATTATGGATTTAGTCTCGTGGGCTAAATTCTTGAGCGCCCTGCTTAGGTGGGTGCTCGACTACTTCCATCTGTAAAGGGGGTGTCACTATGCCACTTACTACTCTTACTCCGTTACCCTTCCTGTCGATTCCGGGCAAGTTTGACCTGAATACTTTCCTGCCGGGTTCTAGCGACTATGAAATTCTGGCACGAGTTGTGGAAACCTACAACAGCGCTGTGAAACAGTTCAATGAAATCATCAAGAACTATGCTGACTTCGATACTAAAATTGACCAGCTTGAAACTGATTTTCAGAACAAACTGGATACCTTTGAAACTAAGGTAAACAACGATAATGCGCAGTTCAAAACTGATATCACTACACAGCAGAACAACTATCAGAAAGACATTGACGCTAAGATTGCAAACCTTGACAAAACTGTTCAAGAGTGCTACAATGAGATTCAGAAACTCATTAACGGTGAGTATATCGAAACTTATGTGCAGGCTCTTGCAACGTGGATTGACAACAACTTGCAAGTGATGGTGTCTAAGATTGTGAAATACGTCTGGTTCGAGGTTGACGAGAACGGGTATTTCCTTGCTTGGATTCCTGATACTTGGGACTTCATTGACTTCGACACAGAAATGAATCCTGATTCTGAGGACTATGGCAAACTCGCTTTGCTGTGGGAACCGGAAGTCGTACAGTAACTTTGACGTGTGATAGGCACTCTTCAATCCTATCGGGAGGGTGAACTGGGTGTTCTGGTTCAATGGGTGGACAGTTTATTTAATGAAAGGGGTTTCTAATATGGCTATTAAGAAGTATATTGGCGCTCGTTATGTTCCTAAGTTCATGGGCGCTTGGGATAAGGCCAGCGAATACGCCGCTCTGAGCGTGGTTTATACCAATGACCAAAGCTATGTCAGCCGCAAGACTGTTCCGGCAAACACTGAGATTACCAACACTGAGTTCTGGATTAAGAGCGCAGACTGGAATGCTCAGGTAGAGCAGTACAACCAGCATGTGGAGCAATATAACCAGAACGTTGAGCGGTACAATCAGAATGTGGAGACGTACAGTGCCAATGTTGACAATTTCTTTGACGCTACCATTCATGCGTACAACACCAAAGAAGAAATGGTAAACGACACCACTATTCAACTTGAATACACGCTGATTACTTGCGGCGCTAATGCTGTTGGTGATGGCGGTGGCAGTTTGTATAAAGTCGCCAGTTCTACTAGCGCAACTGCTGTGGCGCTCAAAAACGGACTGTTCGCTGTGCCGTTCAAGTTTACAATCGAATCACCTTTTATTGCATCTGCCCCTGCCATTATCGCCGTAGCATCAGGCTCGTCTATCAATTATAGAATCAATGTAAGTACTAGTGAGGGAATCTATGCGGTAGAGGACAAGCTGATTAACTTAACTGCAACCGGCACAAACACATTAACATTCGTTCACTCCGGTAATGACAGCGAAGTGCATGGGTCGTTCTCGCTACATAACAATAGCGGCGGAACTATTATCGTTATTTATAGTAATTACAAAATTACCATTGAAAACGAAATGGGCGTAACCGTTCGGTATATTTCTACGCACATTGGTTCAACAACCGCAGTTATGCTTAGCATTGCTTAAACTGTAGGCGGACTTAATAGTCCGCCTATTTATATATTTAAGACCCTTTAATATAACGCAAGACATTGGTACAAAACTTTTTTCCCTTG